GATCACGATTGACAACTGGACGGCAGACGGCTCCATGTCCTTTACCCCTGGAGGGGACTGTGACATTCGGTGGTACTTTACCAGCCGCACAAGTGGAACGCCTCTCGGGAGTATCGTAAGCAATGCTTAAACTTGGTTTTGATGAAAAGCTGTCCAGTCGGTTGTCCTCCGGGTACACGGTTACGTCTACTTCACTCGCAGAACCGGGGCTAGAGATTTTTCTTGCCGCCAACAGCGAGTACTTTGTAGAGTTTCTGGGAGCACTTAACACGACGCTCACTAGCGGATCTAATCTCGGACTGTACTACACGGGCGCATTCACTACAGATAACGACAGCGTAATAGTGCTCCGGCCCAGTACTGTTTTAGGTGTACTACCCATTAGTGCCTCAGGGTACATCGAGGACTCTACGCCAGAGGGAGTGTTTCACTTTGCCGGCAGTGTACGCACATCTACTTCTGGGCGTCTGTACGTAAAGGTAGCAAAGCGTAACGGAGCGGACGACGACTTTAGCCTATTGGTCGGCTCGTGCTTGGTTGCACGCCGACTGTAACATTTACTTGGGAGAACACGCATGTCTTCGGTAACTATCAATCGGCAGGTGCGCAGTAGCTTGACTACCACCAACGCTACGCCAGCAACCGGCATTAGCGCCGTATACAAGTACCGCAAGCGAAAAGGGCACGACATCCTTCGGTACAGTGTGGCCGCTTCTACGGACGGTGGTACGCTTACCGGCACTGTCAAGCTGGAGGTGTCGTATCCGGGCGCTGGTGTGTGGATCGACGTTCCGAGCGGGTCGTTTACCGCAGAGACTAGCGGGACGTACGTACCTGCCGGAGACTGCGATTTGCGGTGGAACTGCACGGCGTTCACTACCGGCCCGTTCATCGTAACGATTAACTAACGGCCCGTGTCATGGGTGGCCACGTATTCGGGCACGTCCAGCACCACACAACGGGCGTATTCCGTCCGTACCCCCTTCCCACTGGAGTAGAGAGTACCGGGGGTGGCAGTGGCCCCGGAGGTAACGGTGGTATTCTGCTGGAAGGTGGAGGATTCTACATCCTTCTGGAGTCTGGTGACTACATCTTGTTGGAGTAACAACTGATGGCTGACCAAAAAATCAGTGCAATGAGCGCAGCCTCGGCCCTTACTGGTGCTGAGGTTTTGCCCGTTGTACAGAGCGCAGCAAACGTAAAGGCTACGACTCAGCAGGTCGTGGACGCTGCCATGACCACGGGCCTTACCCGGCAAGCTCTTGGCTCTATCAACACCAACACCACTGTTGACTGGAGTGCAGGCTCTTACGCTACGGCTACCATCACTGGTGCGTTGACGTTTACGTTTTCCAACCCGGCTGCTTCTGGTAAAGCGTGTGTTGCGTATTTGCAACTGACCAACGGAGGTAGCGCTACGATTACGTGGCCTGTGTCCGTTACGTGGTCAGGAGGCACAGCGCCCACGCTTCGTGCTTCTGGAGTTGATCTGCTGCGTTTCTACACGCAAGATGGTGGCACTGTGTGGTTTGGCACGTCCGAGAATGACGAGCAGAACTATGACGCATCGGCGATTGTGTCAGGGACGCTTGATGCCGGCAGAATGGCAACATTTACCAAGCAGCGTTGGTTTGGCGCCGGTGAGTTAATTCCGCGCGTCACCAATGGCGCGGGTATTGACGGCGAGGAACTAGCCACCAATGACATAAACCTAGACTATCTTGCGTTTGACGCCGCGACCTCTGAGGGGGCTCAGGTGGCGTTTGCATGGCCAAGCGGATTCGCTACATTCACCGCGACCTTTCACTGGACCGCTGCATCCGGCTCCGGGGGCGTCCGCTGGCAGGCTTCGGCAACGTGCTACGCGGATGACGCAGCACTCGATGCGGCGCAGGGAACCGCACAGACTGTGTCCGACACGCTGCTCGCGGCAAACGACGCGCACAAGACGAGCGCCACGTCTGCGATCACCCCGGCCGGCACGGTATCGGCTGGCAATCTGTGCGTGGTCGAGATCGAGCGTGACCCGGCGCACGGTGATGACACGCTGGCCGTGGATGCGAGATTGATCGGCGTGCTGCTGGAGTTTGCGTGATGAGACGCATGAGACACCTCAAGCCGCGCGAGATCCAGGGATGCCAACTCGCGCTGGATGCGTCGATCCCGACGAGTCTTTATGACGCGACGAGCGGCGGGAGTTTGGTTGCTGCTGACGGGGCGGTGGCGAGGTGGGAGGATCAGAGCGGAAATTCGCGTCACGCAACTCAAGGCACAAGCGGGAATAGGCCGCTACGCAAAACTGCAATTCAGGGCGGCAATGATGTCGTGCGCTTTGATGGCCTAGATGATGCGATGACGCACGGAGCGACGTCTGGCACTGACCCAAATACGATGTTTTGCGTGATCAACCGGCGCGCCACTCAATCCAATTATCGCGTGCTGCTGACATACGGGACGTCCGGAACAGCCGGCGCCATTTTCAACCTGAGAAATAGCGCAAACTTCGCAGGGACTTACACTGGCGTCGATGCCAATAGCACATATACACCGCCAACAGATAGCGGATGCACGCTATCGCAACGCGAAAACAGCGGGATTTCGTGGGTAGCAAACGCGGCATCAGCAGGAACAGCGTCTGGTAATGCAGTAACCCACAGCGGCGGCGCGTATGTAGGGTGCGGCTTTTCTGGCGGCGCGCTGTTCCATTCGCAAGTTGATTTCTGCGAGGCATCTGTCTGGGATGTGGCCGTCGCTGACTATCAAATAAGACGATTGCACCACGCAAAGATGCGTAAATGGAGAATCAACGGATGACCACACTCGACTATCCCGGCCAGCCGCCTCGCGTCACTGACGATGCGGAGATTATCGCGACACTGACGCGCAAGGGGTGGACTGTGAGACCTGATCCACCGGCCCATGATCCAGCGACGCAGACTGTCAGATGGGATGGGGTGCAGTGGGTAGTCAGTCCACTTCCTCCGAGAGCTGTACCTGACGCAGTTGACGCGCATAAGTTCAAGATAGCCCTTAGGCGTAACGGCTTTAGGGCTGCGTTTGATACGTACCTAACTACGGCTGGCGCCAACGAGAAGGATTTTTGGACTAGCGCTCCTACTGTAAAGAGAGGTAGTCGATACCTTGATTCCCTAAAGACAGCACTTTCTCTTACAAACGCCCAAGTGCGCAATCTACTGATTGCTGCTGATGACGAGCAGGACTAAGCCATGACCGCAGAGTTGCTTAAAATTGTAGACGGACATACATTCCCTAGTAGTGCTTCTGAGTTGCGTAAGGAGTTTCCACACGTATCCTTTCCTAGCAATCTAGTAGGTATGGACCTGAGCCCGTATGGATACCTAGTATCTAGTGAGGCTGCTACTGGACAAGTAACACCTAGGTGCGCTCCTGCTACTCGCGTATCAATGGCGCAGTTTCTTTACGGGCTTCGAGACTTTGGCCTGCGTGTGCAATTTGAGAATTACGTCCAGCATCTAGAGGGTCACGCACAAGACTACTGGTTCACGGCTCCGTACGTCAACAAGAGCCACACTTGCGTGCAGCACATGGCTGGGTACTTTGCTCTTAGCGAGCTTGACTTGAATCACATCTTCAACGTAGCTGCGAGTGTTGAGGAGTAACGAGTATGAATACGCACGTAGCTGGGCACACAAGCACTACAACGGCTACGCAGATGGTTGCTGTACTACGGACGAGGTAAAACGCACATGGAATGGCGACAGGTATTGCTGGAAGATTTACAGCGAGACGAGGGCGTGCGCCTGAAGGCGTACAAGTGTACGGCGGGCGTGTGGACTATTGGTGTCGGTCACACGGGCGGTGTGAAAGAAGGTGACGTGATTACACACGAACACGCCATGAAGTTGCTGTCTGCTGACATGGAACAAGCTATCAAAGACGCCCGTAAGGTGTGCTCTGTGTTCGATGCGCTTGATGGCCCCCGCAAGACCGTGGTTGCCAACATGGCGTTCAACCTGGGCGCTACGCGTTTGGCCGGCTTCAAGAACACGCTGGCGTGCATTTGCGCAGGTGACTACAAGCAAGCAGCGCTGAACATGCTCAAGAGCAAGTGGGCTACCCAAGTGGGGCAGCGCGCTCAACGTCTGGCAAAGCGTATGGCTAGTGGGGAGTGGTGACGTGCTGAAGCTACCGCCAAAGTGGGAAGTCACAGTAGCCACCAAGTACGCCAGCGGGTGCTCGGATGAAGAAGTGTGCCGAGAACTCAAGATGAGTATGACCACGTTCCGTAGGTTCTACGGGGCTGACCCTGGATTTCGCCAAGCCGTGGACGATGGGCGGGGCGTAGCCAAGGCGTGGTGGTTGGAGATGGGACGTGTGAACCTCAACAACAAGCAGTTCAACTATACCGGGTGGTTCCAGAACATGAAGAACCGCTACGGGTGGGCAGACAAGAGTGAGGTAGCAGACAGTATTTCCAAGCCCATCGACGCCTTGACCGACGAGGAATTGCAGAAAGATGTGCAATCTCTGCTCACCAAGTTGAGCGGAGGAGCGTAACGTGGCTATTAGTCGAGAGGAGTTGTTCGACCTAAAACGCAAGGTCGCAGAGCTAGAGCGCCGAAAGTCACTTTCCGGTACTGCCAAGTGGTTTACTCCTGGCAAGCTGGGCATTGAGAACTATCCAAAGCACAAGTTGTTCTTCGACCTTGGAGCAGATAACCGCGAACGCGTGTTCATGGCGGCGAATCGCTGCTTGGCAGAAGGCACTCTTGTAGCTACCCCTGCCGGGCCTGTTGCAATCGAAAACATCAAGGCCGGAGATTTTGTATACGACCGTTACGGGGAACCTACGTACGTGCACGCAGTGTACGACAACGGCTATCGCCACACGGTATCCATGCAAAATAGAGGGAAAGAGTACTTCCGGTGCACTCCAGAGCACGTCTTGGACACAATTACTGTAGACGCCCATACGTACGCTTGGAACGTTGATACAAACGCAGAGTGTCAGAAGGTTGCCGGTGAGTACGGTAAACGCGATCTAGCGCGCAGGGTGTACGTAGCTAGCGAACTGGGGGACGTGTCGTTTCCTGCGGCGTACGCTTTGGCAGCGTTTATAGGTGACGGGTGCTGCACTTGCGGAAACTCTAAGACTCTCTTCATATCGTCTGCGGATTCTCTCGTGCCGAGCAAAGTGGCAGAGATTCTTGGCGCACCTGCACCCACAAAGATGCACGAAAAGAACTACAACTGGAAGATACGCACGGACGCTGCGGCCATGCAGCCGTATTACGACGCGTGGTGTCGAGACAAGCTCTGCCACGAAAAGGTTGTGGACATAGCCGCAGTAAAGACATGGGACCGAGAAACCGCGCTGAACTTCGTGGCGGGTCTAATCGACACTGACGGTAGCCTCACACACGGAAAAGATGGAAGCAGCCTATGCTTTCACAACCAGTCGGAATCCGCAATTGCCGCATTTGCTCACCTAGTTCTGGCGCTGTGGCAAGAGCCTGTGTCTATCCGCGCAGATCGTAGGTCTAAGTACAAGAACGGACCTGTGTTTAGCGCTATTGTTCGTAATCCCCACGCGATCTCCCGCGTTTGCGCCGAGTTAGCCCCCTACGTAGTCCACAAATACAAGACCGATGCTAGCAAGATACGTGTGTTAGGGGAGCGTTCTCGCCCGGAAGCTGTACGGTTGTCTCCAAAACCAGGGCGGTACGAGCGCGTATGGGATATTTCTATCGACCATCCCGAGAACTTTTTCCTGCTGGCAAATGGCATTTCTGTGCACAACTGTGGTAAGACCACTGCGGGTGCCTTTGAAGTGGCGTGCCACGCTACAGGTAAGTATCCGTCGTGGTGGAAAGGCAAGCGATTTGACAAGCCCGTGGAGATTTGGGCGGCCGGCAAGGACAAGACAACCACACGAGACACAATGCAGAACGCTTTGCTCGGCCCGTTGGGCGATCCAGGTACTGGTATGATACCTGCTGACGACATTTTGCGTACGTGGTCTATGCAAGGCGTGCCAAACGGCGTGGAAATTGCGCAGATCAAGCACGTTTCTGGCGGAAATACGACCATCGGATTCAAGTCCTACGACCGTGGTGTGGAATCCTTCTTCGGCACAGCCCGCGACGTGGTGTGGTTGGACGAAGAGTGCCCAGAAGACGTATACGGCGAGTGCCTTTTGCGCACAATGACCACGGGCGGGATCATGATTACCACGTTTACCCCCAAAAAGGGGTTGACTCCACTGGTTCTTAGCCTGAGTCGCAAGTCCCGCTTTGTTGAAAGCGAGCGATTCATCGAATTGGAAGAGGGAATTGATAATCCTAGCCGTGTTGTGGTGATGGCTGGGTGGGATGACGTGCCCCACCTTGACGCAGACGCCAAGAAGCAGATTCTGGAAGGCACTCCAGCTATGTTGCGGGACGCTGTGGCTAAAGGTATCCCGACTTTTGGCGAAGGTAACGTGTACCCGCTCGGGCGTACCGACATTGAGTGTGATCCGTTTGAGATTCCAAAGCACTACCGCCGTTGGTACGGTATGGACGTGGGCTGGAACTGCACCGCTGCCGTGTTCTTCGCACAAGACCCTGACTCTGGGCAGATTTGGATTACAGATGCGTACAAAGGGGAGCGTTCTGAACCCATTATCCACGCTGCTGCTATCAAAACCAAGTCAAAGGGATGGATGGCAGGTGCTGTAGATCCCGGAGCTAGGCAACGTAACCAGCAAGACGGTACGCAGCTAATGCAAATCTACCGAGACTTGGGGCTACAGATCATTCCAGCCAACAACAACGTGGAATCCGGTGTGGGCGCCGTCTGGGAACTGTTAAGTACCGGAAAGCTCAAAGTGTTCAAATCGTTACCGTCGTGGTTTGCGGAGTTCATGACGTACATCTACGAGAACGGACGTATCAAGAAGACAAACGACCACTTGATGGACGCTACCCGCTACGGAATCATGACAAAAGATCGTATTGCTCAAGTAGAGCCAACCACAAAGACTGCCGCAGGAGCTTCGCATGGAAGACGGTTTGATTTCTAACGTACCAAGCGATGCTATGATGCTCGCGGTACAAGCTTCTCCAGAAGAAGCACAAGCTATTCTCGAAGCAATCGAGGCTGAAGCACTTCGTCTACAGAACGAGAAGCAGCAGGCAATGGACCAGCTTGCTTCAGAGATTGAGACGACGCTTAGGCAGCGTATGCACCAGCGTTCGCAGAAAGAAAACGAGTGGACGCTCTCCCGTGACTTGCACATGGGCTCTCTAGCTACGCCTATCTACCGTCCCATCTTTCCGGAGCCGGGAGCAGAGAGTGCGTCGCTGCGTGGGCGCAAGAAGATTCGGCTGAATATCATCAAGCCCAAGGTCAAGACGGCTGTCTCTCAGCTTATCAGCGCACAGTTTGGTGGTGGCGAAAAGAACTGGGGCCTGCTGCCAGACAAGGTGCCTGAGATTGACACGAATGTCGATCCGGCTATTGCCGTCAAAAAGATGGAAGAGGTTATTGAGGACCAGCTAGAAGCTACGGATTACATGCGTGAGTGCAAGCTTGCGATGTACGACATGGCCATCCTTGGCACGGGTATTCTTAAAGGTCCGATCAATTCTGGCAAGCTCAAGAAGATTTGGCGCCAAGAGCTGACACTTGATGAGTTTGGCCAGCAGAAAGTGGTGCGTATCCCCGAGCTTACCCCGGAGTACATCCCGTGCGTGAAGCGCGTTGATCCGTGGATGTTCTATCCGGACATGACGGTCAAGGATATCGCGTGTGCGGAGGACGCTATCGAGATTCATCCGATGAGCAAGCGTGACCTTCTGCGACTGCAAAAGCATCCTGCATATTACCCGGACGTTATTCAAGACATCCTGACCGAGAACAAGAAAGACTTCGTGGCGCAGAGCCAGATTCCTCCGTATTCGTTCATGAACTCCGATCTGTTCAAGGATAAGTGGTTGGTGATCGAACGTCACGGGCGTGTTGATCGTGGGTGCCTGTGCAAGATGGGCATTGACCTTCCGCCTGACTCCGAAGAG